AGAGCCTCATCTTTCCCAATGGGAGAGGGTAGGTAGGGATACATCCGATACATGAAACGTGACAATGCCACATCGCACCAATCGGATGGGAAAAAGTCAGAATTGAGCCAGGCAATTGACCTGGAAAAGGAGCCAGACTTGCCAATGGCAGTGTTCCGGTCATCCTCTGCGTCCATTGACTTTGTCAACGGAGACAGCAATCTGACTTTAATCGAGTCAACCCAAACAGAATTATCGTATAATTCTGTGGAAGAATTTATCTTCCAGGGAGGAATCGAAAGGTCTCGGTGAGAAAGGAGAAGAATCTTCTCACAGAACTTCACCGCGACTTTCGAGTAACCATGCTTCGGTAACGAAATTTTCGAACCGAAAGCATGATGGTTACCCGTAATCAGTTTGAGGTACGGCCAAGGGCCGTAGGCGATGTGATCATCGCCACCCACAGCGAAAGCTCGCCATGGGGCCGTAACTGGACCAAGGTATGTTTCAACACTGTTGAAAACCCCAGAGAACATGACATTGTCATGGTCTGGGACATTCCTTGGTTTATCCATGCATAAAGCAAGACAAACGGAATCCAAGATTCTTGGTTCCAGTACAAGCCAATGGCCTGTACTGCCTTCTCTAGCACGGAGACGTAGGATACGCGATCGCGGTAGAGTAGTAATACTACTCAACGCGATACGCCATTCCTCAGCTGTTCTCGCGTGGAATTTCAATTTCGAATTGGTGACCGGCTCAGAGTATGTCATTGACAACTCCCAGCGCGGATCAACTGCATCCACGAGAGAAAACTGGTAGAGGTAATCTCGCATTGCAAGTTCCTCACAAATAAGGGAGTAGAGTGTGAGTAGTGACTTTGTCACAGGCTCACCCATCAAAATGCCACGACGTTTAATAAACGTAACAGGCAATCTCCCTGAAGATCGTGGATAACTAATAGTTATAGCACGAGTAGAACGTAGGCCTACACTAATCCCAATCTCAATGAGTTTCGGAATTACACCGTAAATACGGCGATAGAATCCTACGATCATACGTTCTGCGACAACCGGCGAAATTGCGTCAGTTGCCTCTTCCAAATCGGAAGATAGAACGTAAGCATCCGGGACCTGTTGTACTTTGTGCAAGAGATCCAAATACAGCCATGCCTGATCGGCACGCTGTAGCCCCGCAGACGCGGACGGATGAGCAGATAGGAGGGCCTTGGTCAAATGGCCAAAAGGCTGCTCCAATATCTGAACCCACCACTTTGTGGTGGTAATAACCCGTGCTTTACCGCCAGGCTCCGGTACTACCGAGGTCTGAGCAGGGACAGGCTTGAGGAAATTCCCCAAGTAGTCCATGTAACCTTCATTGAAGGCAACAAACAAAGCACAGTAAAAGATTTGGACTCCAAGGAACTCATCGTAACCTTCGAGTGCAATTCCACCGGGTTCATCCG